CAGCCGTTGATGTGAAAAAGCAGGATGACCTGCCGACGGAACATACGGTGGACGGGGATGGCGGCCAGAATACTGCCGCTGGTTCAGGTAATGACGGTGTTGATCTGACCGGAAGTGAAACAAACGGGGCCGCGGGCCTGACGGGAGCAGAAGTGATGCGGAAAGCGGTTTTTTTCCTGGGACCATACCATCGTTATTCACGCGGTGATACGGCCTGTTTTGATGCTGAGTACGCAGAGGAACTGGTTGAACGCCATATCGCGGTATGGCCAAAAGATGCGAAAAAGGCGATGAGTCCCCGCAAGGGAGCCGATAACCATGATACTGAAATTGGATGATGTGAAAACCCAGCTCCGTCTGGAGCCGGAGTTTACGGAGCATGACGACATGCTCCGTAAAATGATGGCGGCTGCGCAGAAGAGTATTGAGCGTGACTACTACTGCAGACTGGTGAGAAGCGATGACGAACTGCAGGCGCTACCGGAAGGGGTACGCGGTTTTGTGGCGAATGAAGATATCCAGCTGGCCATGCAGTACCTGGTCGGGGATGCGTATCTGAATGGTTTCACTGGTCAGTGGCTGGAGACGGATGCCGTCCAGTCTCTTCTTTTCCCGTTGCAGGAGAATACCGTATGAGCCTGAAGCCGGAGGAGATGACCTGCCGCCTTTCGATTGGGTATATGCAATCCGGACGGGGGCCGCTGGGTGAACACCTGCCGGAAAAACTGGTCACGACCGGGAAAGCCTGGGCGAAGCGCGAACTGGTGTCAGGCAGAAAGGTTCGCACACTGGATCAGCAGCAGGTTGTTGAAACGTGTCTTTTTACCACTCATCCGAACCTGAATATTGATATCGACTGGAAAATAACGACGTCTGACCGGGTTTATACCGTTCGTAACGTCGAACGTCTTACTGACCGCATTATCATCACGGGGGAGGCAGACGCACGTCATGATCGAGCTGGCATTAAAGACATCACTTGAACGCCTGACCGGGCTGGTTGTTTACCCTCTGCTCCTGCCCGATAAGCTGCTGGAGGGGGTTACTTACCAGCGGATTTCCGATCCTGAAATTGAAGTGGGTCTGGTACGTACGGGTCTTGTCACGGCGCGATTCCAGATAACCCTGTATCTCACCGATGATTACACCGGACTGTTACGACTGGATCAAAAAATCTGGCGTGCATGGCGGCCGGTTGTCCACGGGCAGATAGAAGGGTTTCCGGTGCAGTACGTGGCGCGGGGCAGCATTCAGCAGGATAAAAATGTGCTGACCAGCGGCAGTGTGCAGTACCGGCTGGCACGTGACTTTTTCTTTACGTACGCGCAAAGCGCTGACGCTAATGGTGTCGGGGAGGTCGGCGATGAGAATATCCGTTGAGGTTGAAGGACTGGCGGAGCTGGAGAAAAGCCTGCTGGCGCTCGGGGAAAACATTGCCCTGAATATCGTACGCGACGCCGGTACGAAAGCCATGCAGCCGGTGGTGGATGAAATGATAAGGCACGCGGGATTTAACCCTGATAATGACGGGGAGCATATGCGTGACACCATCCGGGTAAGAAGCCGTAGCCGTGTCAGGGATGGCCGCTGGCCGACCCTGATGACATTCCGGGCGGGCCCCTCAGCACCGCACACGATAAAAGCCCGCGCGCAGGAGTACGGTACGTATAAACAGGTCGCCATACCCTTTATGCGACCAGCTCTCGATAACAATATTCCCAAAATCCTTAGCACGCTTGCACGTGAAATTCGTGCGGGCATTAACAGTTATAAACAATAAGCACGAGGTCAGACATGACAGGTAAAACATCATCTGAGTACGCGACCCTTCCGGCAGGATCGGCCGTGAAGTGGGGGATGCCCGGCGACAATGTCGCGGCGCTGAAGCCACTGAAAAGCTGTACCGGCGTGGGGGCGATGGGGTTACAGGGTGGTTTTGTTGACTGTACCACGCTGCTGGACACCCAGAAGCAGTACATTTCGGATCTGCCTGACGGACCGGATAAGACGCTGACGTTTGTTGATGATCCGGAAGACCAGAATCTGACGGATTTTCTGAACGCAGCAGAGCGTCGCGAGGTGGTGCAGTTTTACGTTGAACTGCCCAATGGTCGCACATCAACGTCAGTTATTGCGCTGGCGGGCTGGCAGATGGCGGAAATCAAGGCTCCGGCGAGCGCAGCCATCCAGCTCGAGGTGAAGGGTAAGCAAAACTCCATTACATGGGGAAGTAAAGCCACTACCCCGGTTACCCCAAAACCATAATCGCCCGGCGCCACACGTTAAACGCATCATTTCCTGTTACCCCTTCTGTAAATAAGGACTCTGATAAATGAAAAATCTGAAAAGCGCGCTGCTGTCTGCCACCCGTACGGTTGCGGACTGTACCCTGCTGGGCGTGCCGGTGCACATCCGTCGTATGAGTGCACTCGAGGCGGCAGACTACGACGATGCCATCGCAGATGCCCGCGCAGCGAATAATGCGCTGGTCCCCGCCCGACTCAGTGCCGGACTCATCCTTTCAGTGCTGGTGGATGAAAACGGGAATGCCATTCCACCCAAAAGCCTCCCCACCGTGGATGAGTTGCTGGCCGTACATGATAACGCCGCCCTGATTGAGGCTGTGTCAGTTATTCAGCGGCACAGTTACGGGACGCTGGAGGAGGCGCAAAAAAACTGAGGCAATCTCCCTGGCTGTTGCTGGCTTACCAGCTGGCTGACCGCCTGGGAGAACCCGATCCACTGAAAATTCTGTCTCTGCCAGCTTCTGTTCTGATGGGGTGGCTGGCGTTTCTTAATCTTCCGGAAATTAATGGTATGGCACCTGGCGACCCGCCCGACAGCGGACTGAATGTACCTGCCATTTCACCGGATGATACTGCCGCGGCCTGCGCTGCTTTTATGAGGGTGATGAAATGAGTGGTAATGCCGGAACGCTGGCGGTCAGTCTGCATGTGAACAGCGCCTCTTTCAAAGCCGACCTTATGGATGCTTATCAGACCGGCAGCCGTGAGGCCCGGCGATTTGCTGAGTCCACTCGCAGGGAAATGAAAGAGACCGGGGATGCCATCGGCAGTGTGGGTACCAGTGCCGGAGGGCTGGGACGCACTTTCGAAGGCCTTTCCTCGCGCCTGAAAACAGGAAGCGGCGGCTTTGATCAACTGCGTAGTGCTCTCAATGGTTTTGCTGCCACGGGGAATGTGTCCGCCAGTACGCTGGCTAATGCCCTGGTACCGGCGATATCCCGGACGCTGACGGGGGCTGAACAACTGAAAGGTGTGCTCGCTCAACAGCGGGACGCGTTCAGCAAAACCGCTCAGGCGGCATATGATGCCGCCCGGGCGCAAATCCAGTCGGCGCAGGCGGCAAAGCAAAAAGCACTGGATGTGGCACAGAGCGCGGCAAAAGACTATGAAGCAGCGAAGGCTGTCGAAGAAAATGCCGTGGCGCTGGCGCGTCATTACGATCAGCAGCAGAAAGTCAATAAAGAGTACGGTCTTGCGGTCAGTTACAGAGAGGAATACCGGAAGATAAACGCGCAGCTTAAAGAGTCAGACATGGCGGCCAGCGTCGCCAAACAACGGGTGGCTGCGGCGGGAAAGGCAGCGGCAGAAGCGGAGGCACTGGAAGCACTCGGAAAGTCGAAGCTCTCGGATGCCATGCGTCTTATCAGCGCCAGGAACTATGAGATTTCTCTGTCAGCGCGTGCCGCCGCTGCGGGTACCGCGTTGCTGAACGGTGCACTGGCGATGGTAGGCGGGCCGGTCGGTCTGGGGATTATTGCGCTGGTTTCTGGCGTGACGGCACTGTGGTCTGCCTACAGCAAAGCTGAAGAAAAAACGAAAGCCCTGAATGCGGCATTACTGCAAGGCAATAGTGGCGCGTCACTCAGCCTGACCCGGATCCGGGCGCTGAATAAAAGCCTGGGTGACACGGATGGCTCCATGAAGGCAGTGACGGCTGCGGTTAAGGCCGGGTTCAGCGGCGAGATGCTGGATCGCGTGTCCTCAGTCGGTAGCCAGCTGGAATCACTGGGGGGGAATGCGGATGAGCTGGTCCGACAGCTGTCATCCATCAGTGGCGATCCGGTCAAAGCGATGCAGGATGCCACGCAGCAGGGGTACGAATTTAATGCTGCGCAGATAGAGCAGATTGCCACCCTGGCCCGCCTGGGTAAAACCGCCGAGGCGGTGGCGCTGGTGCAGAAAATCATGCTTGATGACGTTGCGGACAAAATGAAGGAGCAACAGCGTCAGACTGAGGAGAGCATTGGCTGGTGGGAGAAGCTGAAGAAAGCTGTTTCTGAAGGGCTTGAGGGCTACGCTTCAGCGCAGATTGAGACCAGTCGCGCGATGGCGGCCGCGGTGGGGGTGGATATTGATGAGCCCGCCCGAAAGCTCAAAGAGAAGCGGGACGAAGAGAAAAAACAGGAGGAAGACCGGGCTCAGGCCGCCCGTCAGCGCCAGGATGAGCAGAGCAAAGAAATCACCGCCCAGATAAATCTGGCCGCCTGGATCAAGGCCGGGACGGATAAAACCCGTCTTGCAGCAGAAGCCACCGCCGATCTCAGTACCCGCTATAAGGCCGGAAAAATCACCGCTGATGAGTACGCTTCTGCCCTGAGAGGGATAGACAAACTCTACGGTGATAAAAAAACCGGGGTGTCCGCCCATCAGGACAGCGAGGGTGTTCGCCGTCTGGCGCAACTGAAGCAACAGGAAGTGGTGCTGAAAGCGCAGGGGCGTGAAACGGAGCGGATGGGTGAAAGTCAGAAAAAATTACTGGCTTTTGAACAGGAAATCGCGTCTTACGCCGGGAAAAAACTGACAAAGGCCCAGGAAAGCGTACTGGCTATGCAGGATCAACTGCGTGCCCAGCTTGAAACTAACGCAGCCCTGGAGAAGCAAAACGCACAACGTAATCTGGCTGTGACGCTTGAAAAACAACTCCGGGATGTCAGGGAGGAAACGGCACGCCGTCAGCAGGAGCAGAATAACGCTGCTGCTCAGGTGACGATGAGCGACCGGGAATATGAGCAGATGGTCACCCTGCAACAGATCCGTGAGGATTTTGCGCAGAAACAGAAAGCGCTCGATGAGGAGGTAAAAGACCATTCATCAGTGCTTTACCAGGCACAGACACAGGCGCTTGCCGAAGAAATGCAGAGGCAGACTGAAATCGTCAAAAAAGGCGCCGAAGACAAAAAAGCGGCTGAGGAGGATTTTGCGGGAGCCGCCGCCGCAGGCATGAAGAACTGGATGGACAAGGCCGGTAACTATGCACAGCAGATAAAGGACGCAGTGTCGAACGCCATGGACGGGCTGGCGGATAACATTGTCGCCACCCTTAACGGCAATAAAAGCTCATGGCGTGACTGGGGGACGATGATACTCCAGACCATTCAGAAAATTCTGGTGAATGCCGCGCTGGTTAACGGCCTGAAGGCACTGGGCGGATCACTGGGTGGTGCCGGAGGGATCCTGGGAGGGATTGGCAGTGCAATTTCCGGTGTGGTGGGTAATGCCCGGGGGGGCGTCTATGACTCTCCGGGACTCAGTGCTTACAGCTCTACTGTCGTCGACAGGCCCACGCTGTTTCCGTTTGCCAAAGGGGCGGGACTGATGGGGGAAGCGGGGCCGGAAGCGATTATGCCGCTGACCAGAGACAGTAAAGGTCGTCTGGCCGTCACCGCGACGGGAATGGAAGGGACGGGAGGTGGCGTGGTGGTTAATCAGCAGTTCAGTGTGCACATACAGAATGACGGCAGTAACGGTGAAATAGGCCCCGGCGCGCTGAAGATGGTGTATGAGATTGCCGAACAGGCAGCAATGAAAACACTGACTGTGCAGGGGCGTGATGGTGGCAGGCTGAGCGGAGCATACAGATGACAGCGCAACTGAAAACATTTCACTGGTCGCCCAGAGAAGGGATGAAGATGGCATCAAAGCCGTCTGTTGTCACGGTGAGATTTGGTGACGGGTATTCGCAGCGCAGGGCGGCAGGGCTGAATGCGCAACTGAAAACGTGGTCGCCGGTATTCCGGGTTCAGGGGGAAAGGGAGATTCGCGCCCTGAACGATTTTCTGGATGCGCATGCAGGGTACCGGGCTTTTTTGTGGCGACCGCCGCTGGTGAACCGGCTGGTCAGAGTGATATGCCCTGAATGGGATGTCAGCAATCTGGGGGGGTACACTGATTTCTCATGCAGGTTTGAGCAGGTCGTGATTTAAAGATCGAAGAATCGATCTGATCGATCGATATATTTAATTGAACTTATTCAGCTGCTGGTGATGTTGTTCAGGCGCACGCCATGGTGCGCCTTATAAACAAACTGAAGGGAAACAATATGAATAAGTTAGCAGTGGCTGTTCTGGCTATGTCGGTTCTTGGTGGTGTCGGGGTTGCAAGTGCCGCTGATTATAAAAATACCGTGTCTCTGGGATATGCACATACACATTTGTCTGGTTTGATTTCAGGAAATGCAGCTGGTGCGAATCTGAAATATAACTGGGAACATCTGAATAGCGGGTTTGGCGTAGTGGGATCGCTTACCTATACCGAAGCTGATCTTAATAATTATTATTACGGCTATCGGGTTGGCGAAGTTAACTACACGTCTTTCCTTGTGGGGCCGTCATATCGTTTTAATGATTTTCTGAGTACCTACATCATGCTCGGAGGGGCCAGTGGCGAAGTGAAAGATAATTTTGGGCACAGTGAATCTAAAACGAGTTTCGCCTATGGGATCGGTATCCAGGTTAACCCGGTAGAGCATTTTGCAATCAATGCCTCATATGAGCATGCTAAATTCAGTACTCAACTGGGTGATGATATTGATGCCGGAACCTGGGTTTTGGGTGTGGGTTACAGTTTCTGACAGTATTCAATATTCCAATAAAAAACCCTCCACTGTGAGGGTTTTTTATTGGGTAAATTTTCCGGCCTCCTCCTAAAGGTGCTGTCCGGTGTCTTTTTGTTGTATTACCTGCTGCTAGTTTATGACACCACAAGAAAAACGTGCCCCACCTCCGCCAAGAGTCACCGGAGTGTCAGAGTAGTTATCACCACCTTTGTGGATCATAAGTGAATGCCCCTTAAGGTCGGACAGTGATTTAAGGCGCGGAGCCAGGATCGGGTATGTGGCATGACCATCAGTGTTGACAACCAGCCCAGGCAGATCGCCCAGGTGACCTTTATCATTGTACGGTCCAAGGTGTTTACCTGTTTTCTCAGGATCCAGATGACCTCCCGCCATCAGGGCTGGCACATTTTTTCCATCCTGGAGACCAGGCATGCAGGATGGATTAGTATGGACATGGAAGCCATGAACTCCCGGGGTAAGGTTGTTAAGGTCGGGGGTAAAAAGCAGGCCGTAAGGTGTCTCAGACACAGTTATTTCGCCGATGTTTTTACCTGCACCGTCAGAGAGTACGTCGTTCATTTTGACGGTCAGGCTGTTTTCTGCCACCGCTGAACAACTGATCAACATTCCAGCCATCACTAATATTCTTAATTCCATGATTAATGTTCCTTTTCTGTCAATGACATCAATATTCTTATGTGATGGAGAGGTCTTTTTTCAACCAGTTTTACAGAAAGGATTTTGATTATGCAGGACGTCCCACAGGACACGCTTAACGAAACCACCCGAACAGAGCAGTCCGCCCGAATCAGTCTCTGGGAATTTGATGCAACAGCCATCGGAGGGGAGCGTTATTTTTTCTGTAATGAGCCCAATGAAAAAGGCGAGCCGGTGACCTGGCAGGGGCGACAGTATGAGCCTTACCCGATACAGTCAGATGATTTTGAGATGAACGGCGTCGGCCCGGCGCCGCGTATCAGCCTTGTCGTGTCGAATATGTTTGGTCTGGTGACGGGCATGGCGGAAGATCTGCAGAGTCTGACCGGCGCGCGGGTGGTGCGTCGCCTGGTGTATGCAAAATTTCTCGATGCGGTGAATTTCGTGAACGGCAATCCGGATGCCGATCCGGAACAGGAGGCCGTGGCCTGGTATGTGGTGGAGCAGCTCTCGGAACTCACATCCGGCACTGCCACATTTATTCTCGCTAACCCTGTTGAAACTGACGGCTCGGTGTTTCCGGCACGTATTATGCTGGCGGATATCTGTACGTGGACATACCGGGGAGATGAGTGCGGGTATGACGGCCCGCCGGTAGCCGATGAATTTGATAAACCCACCTCAGATCCTGCAAAGGATCAATGCAGCAGATGTCCTGCAGGATGCAGGCTACGTAACAATATTGCCAGAGCAGGCTTTTTTATCTCCATTAACAAACTTTCCTGACGGTGACGTTATGACAAAAACAGAACAGGATATTCTGGCGCATGCCGCACAGTGTGCACCGGCGGAATCGTGCGGGTATGTGGTCAGAACGGATGCGGGGGAGATGTACCTTCCCTGTGAAAATCTGTCTGCGGAACCCACCATGTATTTTCGCATGGTGCCGGAGGCGTATCTCCGTGCGCAGGCGGCAGGCGACATCGTGGCGCTGGTCCACAGTCACCCGGGCGGCCAGCCGTTTCTGAGTGAAGGGGACCGATGTTTGCAGTTACAGAGTGCACTTCCCTGGTGGCTGGCCTGCGACGGTAAAGTGCATAAGTTTCGCTGCGTGCCGCATCTCACAGGGCGGAGTTTTGAACATGGTGTGACGGACTGCTACACACTGCTGCGGGACGCCTGGCATCTGGCGGGGATCGAACTGCCTGATTTTGAACGCCAGGATGGCTGGTGGGATCGTGGGGAGAATATGTATCTGGATAATTTTCCTGACATTGGTTTTTACCCGGTAGAGCCTGAGGCCACGCAGACGGGGGATGTGTTGATTTGCTGCTTCGCATCGTCGGTGGCGAATCATGCCGCAGTGATCTGTGACAATGGGGAGCTGTTACACCATATTCCTGACCAGTTAAGCAAACGAGAGAGGTATACCGACAAATGGCAACGCCGCACACACTCAATCTGGCGTCACCGGGAATGGCGCGCATCTGCCTTTACGGGGATTTACAACGATTTGGTCGCCGCATTGATCTCAGCATAAATTCAGCGGCGGAAGGGCTGCATGCGCTGTTTATGCAGATACCGGAATTCCGTCAAAAACTGAACGAAGGCTGGTACCAGGTCCGGATTTCAGGACAGGATATTGCTTCTGATGAGGTGACCGCCCGGCTGCATGAGCCTTTACTGCCGGGGGCTGTCATTCATATCGTGCCCCGGGCCGAAGGTGCAAAATCCGGCTGGGGGGGGATAATTCTGGGGGGAATTCTGGTCGCCGCTTCATTTATCCCCGGGCTGAATGCAATGGTGGCGACCGCCATGCTTTCATTTGGTATCTCAGCGACACTGGGGGGCGTGGCGCAGTTACTGACCCCGAAAGTGAATACGGCGGATGGCAATACAGCCGATAACGGTAAGCAGAGTACATACTTTTCCTCACTCGAAAACATGATTGCCCAGGGGAATCCGATGCCGGTACCGTACGGTGAAATTATGGTGGGGTCCCGGCGGATTTCGCAGACCCTGAGTACACGGGATGAGAGCTCGCCGGAGAAGGTGATTAATTATGGCGGACCGTTCGCCCGGTACGAGGAGCTCATGTTACAGATTGCCGGGCTGCCCATTACGAAGCCTCGAGTTATTGTGCACTGACGCAGTTTCACAGCGTACCGATACTGACCGCCCTGATGGCGGTTTTGTCATTTATGGAGTGAGTAAAACATGGGTGGGAAGAACAAGAAAAAGCAGAGCACGCCGTATGAAGAGCCGGATAACCTGAAATCGGTACAGGAACTGAGCTTCATTGACGCCATCGGGGAAGGGCCGATCGAGGGACTGGTTAAGGGGATGCAAAGTATCCTTATCAACAACACCCCCCTGGTAAATGACGATGACAGCTACAACGTACACGGTGTCACAGCAATTTATAACGCCGGTGAACAGGAGCAGACCCCGCTGGAGGGGTTTGAAGATACCGGCGTGGAGGTCATGGTCAACGCTGAGATCAAACAGGATGCCCCCATTACCCGGACCATTACCGCTCAGGAGATTGACCGGCTGCGTATCACGTTTGGTACGCCCTATCTCCAGGAAAGTAATAACAAAGGCGATCGTCTGAATACCTCATTGCATCTCGTTCTTCAAATCCAGCGTGCTGATGGATGGGTGACGGTCAAAGATATTTATATTAACGGGAAAACCACCTCACAGTTTCTTGCCTCAGTGGTACTGGAGGAGTTACCCCCGCGCCCGTTCAATGTTCGCATGGTACGGGTGACGCCGGACAGCACCACCGATCAGTTACAGAATAAATCCACCTGGTCATCCTATACCGAAATCACTGACCTGAAGCAGGCGTACCCGAATACGGTTGTGGTGGGGCTGAAGGTGGCTGCAGAGCAGTTTGGCAATCAGCAGGTGACGATCAATTACCATATTTACGGGCGCATTGTTCAGGTTCCGTCAAATTATGACCCGAAAACGCGGACATATACCGGGATCTGGAATGGAGTCCTTAAACCGGCGTACACCAGTAACCCGGCCTGGTGTCTGCTGGATATGCTGACTCACCCCCGTTACGGTATGGGCGGGAGCATAGGCATAAGCGAGGTGGATAAATGGGCGCTGTATGCCATCGCGCAGTACTGCGATCAGATGATCCCCGATGGTTTTGGCGGCACAGAGCCCCGTATGACGTTTAATGCTTATCTGGCCACCCAGCGAAAAGCTTACGACGTGCTGGCTGATTTCTGCTCGGTGATGCGCTGCATGCCGGTCTGGAACGGGCGGACGCTGACGTTTATTCAGGACCGCCCTGCAGATAAAGTCTGGACCTACACCAACAGCAATGTGGTCACCGACAGCCAGGGCGTGCAGTTCCGCTACAGTTACAGTGCGCGTAAGGACCGGCATAATGCGGTCGAGGTCCGGTACACCGATCCGCAGAACGGCTGGAAGACCTCCACTCTGCTGGTGGAAGATAAAGCGGCAATCCTGCGGGACGGACGGAATCTGCTGAAAATGGATGCGTTTGGCTGTACGAGCCGGGGGCAGGCGCACCGCGCCGGACTGTGGGTTATTAAAACGGAACAACTGGAAACCCAGACGGTGGAATTTTCTGTCGGGGCAGAAGGTCTGCGGCACACCCCGGGCGATATCATTGAGGTCTGCGACAATGATTATGCCGCGGTGAGTATCGGCGGGCGCATCCTCAGCGTGGATGCGATGACACGTACGCTGACCCTCGACCGGGAGGTGGAAATACCCAAAACCGGCAGTGCCACGCTGAATATCATTGGTGCGGATGGAAAACCGGTTACGGTGGATGTGACCGGGCAGCCCGCCCCGGGTCGGGTAACGGTCAGTAATATGCCAGCGGGGATTGCGGCGTACAGTGTCTGGGGGCTGAAACTGCCTTCCCTGCGCCAGCGCCTGTTCCGCTGCATACGTATCAAAGAAAGCAGCGACGGAACGTACGCCATAACAGCCCTTCAGCATGTGCCTGAGAAAGAAGCCATTGTGGACAACGGCGCGCACTTTGATCCGCTACCGGGCACCACCAACAGTGTGGTTCCTCCGACAGTGGAACATCTGACGGTTACCACAGAAGCGGAAGGAAATCAGTACCAGGCCCGGGCGCACTGGGATACGCCGCGGGTGGTGAAGGGCGTTCGTTTCCTGGTCCGTCTGACCACGGGCAGTGGTCAGGACGATGATCCGGTTCTGCTGGTCGATTCCGCTACCACCAGTGACACTGAGTACACGTTCCGCGCCCTGCCACTGGGGGATTACACGCTCACCGTACGGGCCATCAATGGCTTTGGCCAGCAGGGGGAGCCTGCTCAGGTGGACTTCAGTATCCGGCCTCCGGAAGCGCCGGTGGTCATTGAACTGACGCCGGGTTACTTTCAGATAACCGTGACTCCGCACCAGACTTACTACCAACCGGATGTGCAGTACGAATTCTGGTATTCCACGAAACAACTCAACAGCGCGGATGAGATTACGTCCAGCGCGCGGCGGCTGGGTGTTTCGTCATATATGGTCAAGGACGGACTTAAGCCGCTTCAGGACCATTATTTTTACGTACGCAGCGTCAACCTGGTGGGGAAATCAGCGTTTGCAGAGGCGGTGGGTCAGGCCAGCCGGGATGCGCAGGGGTATCTGTCGTTTTTTGACAAAGAGATTGGGAAAACGCATCTGGCACAGGAGTTGTTTGAGCAGATCGACAACAGTTTACTCGAGGATGATATTGCTGAAATCAGCAAAGTGGTGGATGACACAAAAAACGAAATAAAGCAGACCGTAAATAAGACACTGGAAGATCAAAGCGCCACGATACAGCAGATTCAGAAAGTGCAGAAGGACACGAATGATAACCTTAACGCCCTGTATATGCTGAAAATCCAGAAGACCAAAGTGTCACGAACGGTGCAATAGTGATCCACACCCAACGCCTGAAATCAGATCCAGGGGGTAATCTGCTCTCCTGATTCA